CTGAGCCATTTCCATGGAGTATTGAGCCTTGAGGGCACGACCCTTGGCTTCAACAACAACCTTCTCGATAGAGAAGCCCATTTGACGGAAACGGAAGTCACCATCGGAAGGACCACCAGCAACACCGTCATACATTCCGGCACGCTCTAGGTCATGAGTGCTCATGCCCTGGAGGTCTACACGGGGATCGTTTGTGATGTCACGTAGGATAGGATCATAAGCACCACCGATGTATCCACCACCAGAAGCACCAGAGGCACCAGAGGAACCACAAGCAGGATCAGGATAGTTTACGTTACCGGGGTTACCGAGATCGGGGTAAGGACCAGTGACGATTCCGTCACGGCTGTTGAGGAGACCAGGGTTGCCAGAACGTCCAGGTCCAGTTAGACCATCAGGGGATCTCCAGGTGCGACCAGGTACGTGGTCATAGGGGATATACTTCTCTCTATCACCATAGATGGGGCATCCACCTTCGTCGAAACCAATGAGTTCCTGTTGTACGGAACCGTCATCGTTACGATACTGGTAAGGACCAGCTTCGGTAGGAAGACCTAGGGCAGAAGAGAAAGTAGGATCGGGCTCGTCATATAGTGCCTCGTTAGGACCCATGGGGCCGTCATAGAGGGAACGCATTGCGAAGATCATGCCGGTAGGACCAGACATTGGCTGAACGCCACAAATGTCATAGGCCAGTAGGTTAGGCATGGAGCGTCTAATCAAGGAGATTAGAACGGGATCGAAACCAGCAACGGGTCCTCTGTGATCAGCATAACCTGAATAACCAGCAACGGGGTCACCGATGATGCTGTTTACAGGAGCAACTTGACCGTCGGCACCGGTGTAGGTTTGACCAGCGGGGTTTACGTTGTTGGTTGGAGGACCATCAACGGGGTAGGAATAAGAGTTAGGGATGTTCTCAGTGAGAAGACCATTGGAAACTCCCATGGCAGATTGCTCACGGAGGAATCTCTCTTGGTTTTCTAGGAGTTGAGCAGTGACAGCCTTTCTGTATGGATCTGTGATCTCAGGTAGATCTTGATGATTCAGAATGGGCTCCCACTTTTCCTGTAGATGTTGTGTAGACATTGTGGAATTGGTTACCTATTGTTTTAACGGTTAATAAATCAGCGCTTTACAGTTCTAGAAAGAGCGGCATAATATCCAGCCATGCTGGAATCCATACCCTCTAGAATTGTAGGAGCGAGAGGCTCAGCGGATTCATCCAGGTATTGTGCATTTTGAGCAACTTGTTGAAGGGCATGTTGTCCACCAACAAATGACTCCTTTAGGATGTTGAGCTTCTCACGATAGTTTTCTTCACTTTCAAACTCAACACTCTCGGCTAGACCGGCAAGCTTATCCTTTGCTGTCTCTGAGAGATCCCAGGAGACATCAGATAGAACAGCTTGACGCTGGAAACCGGACATTTGAGAAGCGAGAACCACATTGGCCTCGATTTGCTCATTGAGTTTGTCTTCCATATCATCAAGTTTTTCGACCATTGATTCAAAGATGTCATACTTCTCGTCGGGAAGGGTGACATAATGGTCTTCAAATAGTGATCTAAGACCACCCATAAAGCTCTCAGAGAGCTCGTTACGGATGCCATTTTCGACCACTAGTTTGTTCTCCTCTAGCCATTGGTTAGAGGTGTAGTTAAGGAACTGCTCAACTTTCTGAGCAATTTCAGTAACTTCACTCTCAAAACGTGAGGAGAATTCTTCCTCCAATCTGGCAACTTCCAGTTGAAGCTTTTGGTTTAGAGCACTTTCAAAGATGACTTTAGCCTTGGCCTTAAAGTCATCAGAAGCGTTCTGTGCATCGGCGAGTTCACTAAGTGACTCACCGGCAGTATCGTCGATTTGTGTATGCTCATAGGTCTTCTTCTGACCTACAGTACGACGAGTTGTTCCGGCGGGTCCGCCGAGATTTGAAGCAGGGTTATGGCTGCTATCAAATTTCTTGCCAGGGCCAGTATTACCGCCAGGGACTACATCACCAGAAATTTTATCTTCAGGACCAGATGTAGTCTTCTTTGTTCCGTCATGGTTTGCATTGCCGGGAATGACATCTCCAGTTAAACCAGCAGGCATACCATCAGCAGATCCGCCGCCACCACCGGGTGCAGTTGCTTTACCGGTGCCTTTGAGATTTAACTTGGCAGAGTCGTCATCGGGCATGTAATCATGAGGTGTTGGTCCACCAACGTCAGTCGTAGACTGACCGGGAACTAATGATGTTGGTACGAGTGTTTGCATTGGTTCTGCGGCAGAACCATTTGCATTCACTTGGGTACGAGATTGAGGAGATGCCATTTGTCGTAACTCTAATTTCCAGTTATTTAGTCGTAGTTATTTAGAAATACCTTAAGTTGACCGTTTTTAATTACGGAAAACTCAAGACATTAATAAGTTATGGAAACTGTTTAGAACTTCTTCTTCCAGTTCCCATGGTGCACAATTGTTTAGTCTCTGTTGTGCAAGAGAAACTTCTTGTTCTTTTAGAAGTCCGTTGTCCCAGATCCATTCTTTTCCTTCCATAATGCCTTGAACGAAAGCGTCCGGAGCAGAGGGATCTGCAACAATGTCAGCAGCAGTAGCCAACATGAAGTCTTCACCAACATAATTAATACCGTTCTTTTTGACGAGTGATCCCATTCCACGAGATGATACCCCGAGTGTGACACCATCATTTAAAAGAGCACCAGCAATACGACCCATAGGTGTTTCTAGGATCTTTGCCTTTCCGGTGAAGTTGGATCCTTCCTGACATAATGAGGTGATTTTGTGAGACACCCTGTCAAGATTGACTGTTGGTCCGTCGGGGTGACCCAACTCCCCCATAGCACGGTTCTTAACGATATACTCCGTGTTGTAACGATCAACTTCTTTAGCAAGAATACGAGATTCGTAAATCCTACCATTCCGATTCTTGATATCTCCCTGCAAAAAAGTACCCTCGATGTAGAACGACTTCTTACCATTCTTTTCTTCTGTTAGTACTCTGACTGATTCGATTTCTTCTCTAATCAGCTTCATTACTCTTCCTCCTCGGATGAATATGGACGTTCATAATTTAATTCTGACCCATCCGCCGGCATGTCAACGACAGGAGCAAAGTAATCAGCGGCAATTTGTGGTTTGATTTCACTAATCTTTTCATAAGAACGAGCTAAAAGTTCAGAGTTTAAAACATCTGAAGCTTCTGCATTCTTACCTTGAACGATAAGATCAATCAATTCTGCAACTCTTGACA